ATTCGCATCCACAGACCATCAGGATCCCACTCAGGATGCGTATCGGCAAACATATCCCACCGACGATCCATGCCAAAAGGAGCCAGCATGAATTCAGAAATCTTCTCGCCATCAAGACTTCGTGCAAAGAAGCCTACCTTATTATCCGTAATGAACTTCTTACGCATAACAACACGGCACTTATTCGCGCCATAAGCTTCTGTAAGAGCAGCAGTCAGTGTAATCTCATTATCCGAATAATTCACGGAATCAACTGTGTACTCTTCGTAATCGTACGGAGTATTCAGATTGTACAACCGCACAGTTTCCCCTGCTTCGAAATCAACAGCATCGTCAACTGTAAGCACAGTGTCCCCGATGCTCGCAGCAGAAGCAAGCCACGTACCGATTTCAAACAGGTCATCGTAAACAACCAGATTGCTAAGACCAAGCAGACTGGCGATAACACCCTTCGGATTCGCAAACAGATCGCCATTGCCAAAAGTAGACTTCTGGAGCAATGTCTGAAGATCCGCATTGAACATAAGGTACCGAAGAGCTGTGGTATTCATGAATGTATCAGTGATGGGGGTACCAACATCATCAGAGAAGTTGGACAGCACTTCAAAGATATCCTGAATTGGAGTAGCACTCGTTCCAGGTTCTCCTGTGCCATCGTCCCACCACACATCATTGCCGGTAAGAGAAGCGTCATGGCGTGTAGGAATGCCATAGCTTACGCTAATCTTTGTTCCGTTCTCACGCGTGTAACTGAAACCGTGATCGAAAAATGCCTTCGCCCACATCCACTCACGACGCCGTACACAACGATTCTTCAATCGCATCTGCTGACGCGCAAGCTGTCTCTGAGCAGTCTGGCGTTTCATGGTTTCAAGAGGCTCACGCAGATTGTTCAGTCGCAATTCTTCCAGAAAGACTTTCTCTTTCCAGTAAGCGGCGACTGCGCTTCCCTCACTATACATTGCATCATCACCCATTGCCGGAGCCGGTGCTCCAGGAGCAACGAACGGAGTCATGCCAGCAGTTCCGTATTCGAGCAACCAACGAATTCGATCTGACTCATAGTTCTGACTGGCAAACATGTTCGAAAAAACCAAATTCGGCGGAGACGGAAGCTTCTGGAGCGTCTTATTCAATGTCTCGTGTTGCAGTTCAGCCGGAATACCCTTCATATGTAACCTCCTATTTCTTTATAAATGTTTATTACCTGAGAATGTAATAAGGATTATCAGTAGAGACATTCCCGAGATCAGTAATCGCCTGAGCATCCATGCCAACACAAGCATCCTGATAAATGACCGCATTTGACATAAGAACTGATCCATAGCCACCTTTAGCAACAGGACCGCCGCCAGTGTCAACTTCCATATCAAGAATGTATGCTGCAAGAGAGCCCTTATTCGCTGCATCAACAGCAACACCAGTGCCATCGCCCTTGAGATAAATGTTCGCATCATCAGAAACAGCAAAAGCGCCAGTCAGATTACCGTCAAGCGTAATCGTTGCAAGACCGGTTGCCGGATCTCGTGCAATGGAATCAATAGTGCCGTTCTCAAAAGTAGTGCTGCCATCATCGGTGATTTTGATAACATCTCCAACAGCAAGTTTAAAAGATTCGTAGTAATCCACAACAATGTCAGTCTGTGTGTCCGCCGCATCCTGTTTCAGGAAAACACGACCTACATCCTGCAAGCTGATTGTATCAGGAATATACGGATAGCAGTCTCCATTCAAATCAACCGCAAGCACAGTGCCGATTTCAAGCACCCCGTAACCAGAACGGAAAGTCTTATCACGCAAAAGCGCAATATCCCTGAGACTCTTGTAAAGTCGCTTTTCCTTAAATACAGTGTACCCTGTAATTGTTTGTTGAGGAACACTGCCCCCAAGTCCTGCCCGTGTACGATCAAGGCCAGGATAACGATCTCTGTTCAAATCATAGCCCGGAATAGCCATATAAACGTCCTCCTATTTGTTATTTGATTACTTTTTTTCGTCAATTGCTTCAGAAACAAATCCAACAAGAGTATCAGAGAGTTCATCACCCTCTTTCTCTTTGTCATGATGATTACTGGAATCACCTGTTGAAAGACCGAGAATTGTCGAAGAATCGGCGAACTCAGCTTTAAGATCATCTGCCCAACTCTTGATTTCAGTATCAACGTGAGACTTGAAATCCTCGACGCTCAGAGCTTCGTCCTTGACGAAATCATTGAAATCAATGTTACGCTTTACCCGAGAGTACAAACGCTTCGGGATTTCGCTCTCCGATAGCTTCTCAGCGACAATCTTATCTGCGTGATTCTGCATGTCTTTCTCTCGACGAACAGTTTCAGCCTTTTCGAGATTCGCAATCCGCTCTTCATTCTTTTTCTGCTCATCGGACAAGTCGGTTTTCTCTTTTTCGAGTTCTTGTACCTCGGCCTCAAGCTCTTTCTTTTCGTTTGTCAGAGAAGTGATTTGTTCATCCCTATCTGAAAGATCCTTTTGAATCTTCTTGAACAGATCAGGCTGCTCCTTCTCCAGTTGTTTCAAATCCATAGAATTTCCTCCGCTTTTATTATTGTTATCGTTGTTTTCAACTACGTCTTCATCTCCTTCATCTTGTTCCGAAAGGTTATAAATCTGCACTTCATAGGATTCAGCTTCATCAGACAAAGCAGCAACGCCTGTATCTGAATCAACTCCAAAAACACAAACAGAAGCTTCCCTGAAGATTGATTCCCTTATAATTCTTCCAGGCCCCTTCATCTTGTATCCATTAACCTCAGCGGTTGTTCCTTCTTCGAGTTCTTCAATTTTTCGAGGTCGAATAGAAAGAGAAGCCTGATAAGGAAAACCATCACTCAAATTTTGCTCAAACTCTTTTGCTTTCTCATTGTTGAGGAGTGCAATTTTTGAAAAATTAACCTCATTGTTATCAATAGAAGGCTTAGAATTTGCAACACCTATTTTCGAATCCCTGAAATGCTCTTCAAGAATAGGAAAACGTTTCTGAGTGAACTGAATCCCGGAAACATCAATCGCTAAATTTCCCCACCACGAATGATTCTTGATTATCTTTCCACTGAATGCTCTCATGGAAAAATAACGCTTGCCATCCTCTGAGGGAGTTAGCGCAATATCAGCTTCCTCTGAAAAACAAAGTGCGTTTTTAGGAATTTTAAGAGTTTTCTTTTTCAATTCCTTATCCAAGCTATTCACCTCCTTTTATTGGCTGTATATCATTAATACCAACTACATGCCCTTAGTCAATTGATTGCTCTGAATCTTGGCACTTATTCCACAATGGACTGCAAAGGACTGAATTGGCGAAAAAAGTCCTTTTTCTAAAAAATTGTGCCCGATTCTTTGCATCACTGTTTCCTTCATAAACAATGCCGTAATACCACTACAAGTATATTACACGAAATCCAAAAAAAGCAAGAAAGGACTAATGCAATCATTTCTCTTCCTTTTCTTCTTTCTTCTTATCCTTGTCCTTATCCTTCTTTTTAGGCTCCGCTTCTTGCTTTTCTTGTGCCGATTCTTCGTCATCGACAGAGAGAGTTTCCGGGTATTCCTCGTCTTCAAGTGCCTTCTGTTTTCTGAGCGATCCGTACTTTGCAAATCCAAGACGTTTCGCAATGTCGCTTTTTGGAATTCCTAATGTATCAGCAACAGAAGCATGTTTTGATCCAAGCAACCCTTTAGCAATCGCTTCAATATCTTCAAGACGAGAAACAGGAAGTGATATTTCAATGAGCTTATATGCCGGTTTTTTAACTCTTCCAAACACTGGTTTTTGATTATCGAAACGAACAACATCTCTTACGTTTCTGTAATAATTAAAATTCTTATCCGCTAATGAACGCAAATAAAAAATAGGACGCCAAAAATCAAAAGTCAGAAAGTTTTTAAAATAATGGAGTTCATCATTTGTGCGATCTCCTTGAGGACCTTGTGAAGCTTTCACAGAAGCGTATGAACTTTTGTAGTCACCGAGAACAACGTCTGCTGGTTTCTGAAGTCCCGAAGTCACCATCTGCATAATATCGTTGTCTTGATCACTTATGCTTGCGAGTTTCGGGTTCGCTACAGTGAGATTTGTTCCCGGGGGAAGAACGATTGTTCCCCCTGGTTCTTTTGCTTGCATAATCCCTGTCTTTCTCTTTTCTTCTTCTGTCAGAGAAAGCCAACGCCTAAACGCCTGAACGTCTTGCATCTCAATGACCCACAAATAAGATCCACTGGATTTTTTGTGATCAATCTCATATTTTTTCAGAGCTTCGTAATAATTCACCCACTCAATCGTTGTCCTTATATGAGAGACATTACGAGCAGTCATGTAACCACTATTCCAATGAACAATAAAACGAAAGTACCCATTTAGTTGGTCATAAGGAGCAGTTTTTGGTCTGCGCCATTTTGCCATTTTTAATTTTTTTTCATCGAAATCGGGATGGGTTCTTGCGTCTGCTTCAAGCTCAGGGTAATAACAAAGATTGATTGATGGGACCAAAAACTGTTCTCTTTGTGTTCCTCCTGCTTGATTACGCACATCTTGATTCAAAAGATAGAATAAAGGAAAAGTTCTCTTCTGAGAATGGAATATAATTCCTGATCCTTTATCGCCTCCATTTCCAATATTTTTAGGAGCAATGAAATCGACTTCAACAAATCCATTCTTATGCAGTGTGTACATCTGGAAAAGCTCCCCCTCAATTTCCCGTCTTGCAATGTACTTTGGAAAATTTTGAAGGAGATCATTACGAGGATCCTCAACTGTTTCTTCAATAACCTTATTAATATCGTTAATTTCAGAAGTGAACCCAAACCCCCATCCAGTCATTCTTCCCATAACATCTCGTATATGAGAACTGATTTGAGGATTACTTTCTGCTTTTTCCCAACAAAGAGCTTGTAGCTCATTTAGATTATGCAGATAGTCAGAACTCACTTCAGGAAATCCATCAGCGTCCTTCATTCTGTGCCTGTCTTTGAAATCACTGAAAAGAGGAATCGAAAGATTCATCAGCATATCATCATTTAAAGTATTCAATGCTTTTGAAATTTCAGGATCAGCTAAAGAACGAAAAGGATCAGATTCTTTCTCTGTAAAAGGAATATCACTCATATTATTCTCTCATCATCGTAATTAGCAAAAGTTTTCTTCCCGGGAAAGAACTCACCGAAAAAGATATTTGTTTTTCTGTCCCTGAACTCATTAACTCCGTATTCTCTTCCACCATATACACCCCATGCAAGAGAAAAGATACTGTCGTCCTGTATTCCTTTATTTTCAAATTTCTGCGGACTTCCGTACCATTTCTTCTGAGGATCGTAGTCAAACATTTTCATTTCTTCACGTAAAATGTTTGCCTCATTTGTTCCGGAGACTAAAATTTCGGGGGACTTAAAGCGGGCGTTTTTCACAATAACGAACATTTCTGTAAACGCTTTCTTCTGCACATCAAAACTTGGAAAGATGGCTTCGAATTCAATTTCGTGTTCCGAACACCAAGGAGCAAGATCCCATGCACCCCATCGTTCAGAACACAGTGTATCAATTCCGTCGTACTCATTATACACGTTCTTCAGTTCCTTTTTAATTCCTTCAAGAGTTGCGTCCTCAATATAAGCAAGATGCAGTAAAAAGTAAATGTACTCAGGAACTTCCCTCTTATTCATTTCAATATTAGGGTACGTTTTGGAGTTTGTCAATCCTTTAGCAACGGCAGTAACGATTGTCCTCGCTAAAGGATTCTTTGCCATTGGATCTGATCTATCTATTCCTGCATGTATGGACCACCCTGTGTCGTATTTTTCACCAAGTTTTTGAAGCATTTCATTCGATGCATAACAAGGAGCATTCATTGATTTCAATTGGTACAAGTCATCTACAGGAACAAGACGCGCTTCGAGTTCTCCAAGCTTGTCCATCGTCCTTTGTTTATCATGTGTTCGTGTCCTTCTACTCCTCTTCTTAGCTGTTTTATTCACTCTTCCATCTTTTTTCTTACTCTTTACAAGGAGTTCGTTGATCTCATTGCAGATATCAAGCACAGTTCCGTCATCATTTTTGATTTTTCCGTGCTTATCATAATACCCGTAATAAAAAACAGAACGCACCATCGGGGGTGGGAACAGTTTTCCACTATCCAGTTCCCAGCAATTTCGAAAGTAGCGATCAAAATCAGCAGGAGGAAACCTGTTTCTGTACGAGCGCAACTGTTCTTTATCCATTCCAGGGTGCCAGAATTCATCAGGACTTGCTTCAGGTGCCTCTCTGTGCGAGAAGTAAATCAAACGATCACTTCCGTCCGTGTACGCTTTATATAATTGATACAGAATGTGATCCTTCGTTGAAACCGTGCTGTCAATTGTTCCAAGTGAATTGTGGATATTTCGTGTACTGCCATCTAACTGGACAAAGAATTTGGAGTCCTTCATATCGAACATTTCAGAGAACGTGTACCCCGTAATATTCGAAACAATCCCTGTGAAAGAAGAAATGGGCTGAATGGATGAAGTAATTTCTCCTGACGAGTTCTTCAGAAAAAGCCTCCCGTGCTGTACATTGTCCTTTCCAATAACGTTCAAAAGTTTTGGTGAATTCTTGATAAGACTCATGGAAATATCGTAGTGAACAAAGCGTGTCTGATCCTTCGAAAGCGCACCAAAAACAATCAACTGCCGAGGAAAACAAAAGAACTTCCACAACTGAATCAGAACGACAAGAAAGGATTTTCCTTCTCCACGCATCCAGCACAGAACAATTACTTTGTACTTGAACTTCCCGTCCTTCATCTCCAACGCATTTCTCAATTCCTCTTTCTGACTATCCCAAAACGCTTTGTACGATTTACCTGTAACGGGATCGGGTTCTGTTGGAAGATCCTTCGGATACACCCACTTCTTAACCTGTGACTTTCCAACAGGCACTTCGAATTTCACGTTCTCTTCAACGAACTTTATAAATCCTTCTCCTCCTTTCTGGTACTCAGGAATTCTTTGTATATCCATTCTCTCTACTTTGGCACTCATTTGTATTTAACTCCTTTTCTTCCTTGTCTTTTTTACAGTAGGCTTCTTCTTGTGAAGGGTCGCTGCCGACTTCCTTTTATTATTCGAGGATTGGTCCTTTATTCTCTTGGGTTTCTCATCAGGAATTCCGACACTATCAAAATCCATCGCAACTCCTTTTCCATCATCTTCCTCGACCTTGGCTTCTTCAACAAAAGGCTCCTCTCCCATTACCTCGTACATAGCATCCACGTAGGCATCATCGCCTACCTCAGCAGAAGCTTTATTTCCACGTTTTCCACTTCCTTCCCCTCCAATTCCTTTCCATACGTTCTCAATCGTTTTCACAATCTCTCTTATTTCCTTATAAACAGGATGCACCTTTGGCGTTCCTTTCTCCGAAATATATACAAGTTCCCTATGATCGTACTCGTATATCTTGAATTTAAATAATTGTGCATAAAGAGGCAGCATATGGAACCCTAACTTAATCACATTCTCTTGCGTCATCTCCCTCTTCTTTTTCATTTTCTCCATAATCGCGTACAGTACATTCTTTAAATACCTTTGCTGTAACATGCACTTCGAAGAAGCTCCAGGTGTCCCTTTCTTTTTCTTCATCTGTGTATAATCCTTGTACACGCACTTCTCATAAAGATTACATTTCTTACCCGAACACTCATCAGCAAAATCCCACGCAATGAGATAAATACCCTCCCAGTTCCCTTTCTCAACAATTCCATCCCCCATATTATTCTGCAATGTCGTAGGGAGCCTGTTTCCTTTTTTTCCTATTGTCATTTAATTTCCCCTCTTTCCTCTCTCTGTGTTTTCTGTG